AAGCCTGCGTATGAGCGCATGGGCTGGAAACCTCTCGAAGAATACTCGAAGAAATAACCACCATACGGCAGGAGGATACCTAAGATGCCCGCAACTTTTAATGCCGCGCAGGTGTACACCCTCGCGGAAATGCAGCAGTTTTACGAGCCTGACGGCTCCCTCTCGACGCTGATTAACATGCTCAAGCAGGACAACCCCATGCTTGAACATGCCAAGTGGCGCGAGGGCAACCAGACCGACGGCCACAAGCACAAGATTGTGACCAAGCTGCCGCGCCCGGCGTTCCGCCGCCTGTACAAAGGTGCCAACTATACCAAGTCCGGCGTGGCCGCTGTGCATGACACCTGCCGCCAGATTGTTGACCGCTGGGCGGTGGACGTGGACGAGTTGCAGATGTACGAAGGTCCGGCAGCACAGAATGCTTTCCGCATGCAGGAAGGCGCGTTGCATGTCGAAGGCATGCGGCAGTTCTTCTTTGAACAGCTCATTTACGGCAACATGGACGTCAATGCCGACGAGATCCGCGGGCTGCATGCGCGGTACCCCTACAAAGACGCCCCCGGTGTTATCGACGCCGGAGGGACTACCGGTGACATGTGCTCCGTGTGGGGCATTGCGTGGGCGGACAACAACGACCACCGCGGCCTGACCTGCATCACCCCCAAGAATATGAAAGCCGGATTGCAGCACAAAGACCTCGGCGAGTTCGACGCCTTCGACGAAGACAACAAGCCTTACCGGGCGCTCGGGGATGAATGGAAATGGAATATCGGCACCGCGCTGGGCGACTGGCGTTATGTCGTGCGCATCGCCAACATTCCCGTGGCCAACCTCGGCAAGCCCGTAGGGGATGCTGATTACGTTGACCTGAAAGACCTTTTCATCAAGGCCAAGTACGCGCTTTGCACCGCGGCCCGCCGCCGTGTTCAGTGGTACGCGCCTAACGCAATCATGGCCGCCCTTGAAAAGCAGGCCAGCGACAAGGACAACGTGCACCTGCGCTACGGCGAGTATTTCGACTCGAAAGACGTGCTCATGGTTAACGGCCGCCCGATCTTCGAGTGCGAGGGCATGCTGGAAACCGAAACCCCACTTATCGCCACCCCGGCCTAAGTGGCGGAAGCGAGACCTTAACGAGGGGCTGAAACGCCCCTCATAACCAAATAAGGGAATGACCCATGCTTGATAATCTCGCGATCTTTTCCGATCATCAGGCCATTACCGGCACCGCGTTGTCGGCGAAGGCCATTCAGTTTATGGACCACGTGAAGACCGGTGAGCCCGTGAAGCTCCTGCTCCGCGTGACGGAAGATTTCAACAACCTTACGAGCCTGACCGTTGAGGTGCACGTTTCGGACACCGAAGGTGGCTCGTACACCAAGCACACCACCGGCCCGACCATCGTCGCCGCGGACCTGAAAGCGGGCGCGGACCTCGGTATCCGGTTCCTGCCGCCTGTCGGCAAGCCTTGGGTGAAGCTCAACTACGTTGTAGTGGGCACCGCCCCGACCACCGGCAAGGCGTTCGCTGCCGTCGTCGAAGGCGAAGACTACCCGTGGCGCGACGGACTGTATTTCAGCCCCCGCAACCCTTCGGGTGCTGCTGCCACCGCTAAACCCTAGAAAGGCGGTGTGACATGAAACTGATTTGCACACGTCAGTGCTTCGCCGGGCGGATGTTCCTGCCCGGTGACGCCACCACGGAGGAACAGCTCAAGGCGATGGGGGTTCCCGAAGTGCCCGTGCATTTTGTCCCCGCGGGCTCCGAAGAGGCCGCCGAGGTTTCACTGGATGCGGACGGGAACGGTTTTACCACCAAGGACGAAATGGTGGCGTGGCTCAACGCCAAGGGGATTCATTTTCCCCCGAGCGCCAAGAAAGCCGACCTCGCCGAGCTGATCAAGATTGAAATGGCCAAGCGCGACGACCTCATGGCGTAGCACGGCCAGCACAAACGGATAGAGCGGGGGCTTCGGCCCTCGCTTTCCAAGGAGCCCCCGATGCCCTCGGATGAACATATTTGCAGTATGGCGCTCCGCGAGGCGGGGCTCACCACCACCATAGCCAGCCTCGACGAAAACTCCCCCGAAGCCCGCGCCTGTAAGCTTTTCTACCACAACACCCGCGACACCGTTCTGCGTGATCACCCTTGGAATTTTGCGCAGAAGTCTAAGCGCCTTTCACAGGTGGCCGCGCCCGACGGGTACGACGACTATGATTATGTCTATGTGTACCCCGTGGACTGCATAAAGGCCCGCGTCGTCCGCGCGTCCGGAGACAAGACTCCGCGCGAGTTCGAGGTGCGCCACCATCCCACGGAAGACTACCGCGTTATCCTGACTGATCAGGCCGCGGCCATTCTCGACTACACCATGGTGGCCGCTAACCCCGACGTGTACGATGCGGGTTTTGTGGACGCGCTGGCGCTCCGGCTCGGTGCGCGACTGGCTGCGGACCTGCGTAAAGATTTGCAGACAGAGCAGGCGCTGCTCACCAAGTACGCTAATTTCATAGAGCGCGCCCGTCTGGCTGACAAGCAGGAAGGCAAGCCCGACACCATCGAAAAAGTCCCGTGGGTCGAGGCGCGCACGGTATGGGGGCGCAGAGCATGAGCCCGCTCATAAACGCTATCAAGCGTAATTTCACCGGCGGCGAGGTGGCACCCACGTTTGAAAGCCGCGACGACGTGGCAAAGTATTCTTCGGCCTGCCGCGTAATGGAAAATTTCATACCGCAGGTACACGGCGGCGCATACTTTCGCGGCGGCCTGCAGCTCGTCGGGGAGCTACCGGCACCGTTCGTCGTTATCCCCTTTGCGTTCAATACCGACCCTGAGGATACGTACGCGCTGTGCTTTTACCCCGGAAAGCTCCGGATAGCGCAGGGCTTCGGCATGGTAATTGACTCCTCGTCCGTCGTTGTCGAGGTTGATACGCCGTTCACGGTAGCAGACCTGTATAAGCTGCGGTACACCCAATCCGCTGACGTTGTGTATCTATCCAGCAGCGGGGCGCATCCACTCCACAAGCTCACACGGCTTGCCCACGATAATTGGACACTGGCCGAGGTGGCGTTTACTCCGGACGTGTCGGCTCCCACGGGCGGCGCAGGTACGTGGCATGGCGCCGCCAGTTCGTTCACCCTGCGTTATGTTGTTACCTCGGTGACGAACACCGGCAAGGAGTCCGTGGGTTCCTCACCTGTGGAGATCGCGGACGCGAAGTACGCCACGGACTGGACGGAAGGGGAGTATGTTTCCCTGACGTGGGATGCTGTGACTGACGCGGTGGAGTACAATATTTATAAAGAGGACGGCGGCCGGTACGGCTTTGTGGGCACTGCCAAGACAACGACGTTCCGCGATGATAATTACAGTCCGGATATGTCCGACTCCCCGCAGGCGGAGTATCTGCCCTTTGCGGACGGCAACCACCCGCACAGCCTCGCGTTGCATATGCAACGGCTATGGGTCGGCGGTGCGGCGAAAAACCCGCGTACGCTGTACGCCTCGCGCATTGGTGACCTCGAGAATTTCAACAAGTCTTTCCCGTTGCAGGACGATGATTCCCTCGAGCTGCCGCTGGACACGAGCGACGGGTCAGGTTCGGGCCACGGTTCCGTGAGCGTCATTCAGTGGCTGTGCCCGTTCAGCGATTTGCTGCTCGGTACGGCGGCGGGGGAGTACAAGATCGCAGGGGCGGGCGGCTCCGGTCCGGTGACGGCGGGGAGCAACGAAGCGAAGCCTCAAAGTCATTGGGGTTCCGCGGACATATCGCCGCTTGTTATCGGGGACTCCATGCTCACCATGACCCGTCACCGCACAAAAGTGCGAGACCTGTTTTTCTCCCTCGAGAAGGACGGTTACGCGGGCAACGATCTGTCGATACTGGCCGCGCACTTGTTCCAAGGGTACAAGCTCATATCATGGGCATATCAGTCCGAGCCCGACTCGGTTGTGTGGGCGGTACGCGATGACGGGCTGCTGCTCGGGTTCACGTACCACAAAGAACACGAGATATGGGGCTGGTTCCGCGCACCCACAAAAGGCCGTGTGCTGTCAGTGGCCACGGTTCCGGCCGACGACGTTAACGAGGACGCTTTGTATGTTGCTGTTGAACGCGAGATTCAAGGGGTTAAGAGGTATTTTCTCGAGCGGCTGTCACCCAAGTGGCGCGAGCGGCAGGGGCTGGAGAACGCCGTTTTTCTGGACTCGTCGCTTTCCTATTCCGGCGAAGCCAAGGACACCTTTACGGGGCTTGATCACCTTGAAGGTGAGACGGTTGCGGCGTTCGCTGACGGGGACGTGGTGGAAAACCTTGTCGTGACCGGCGGCTCCGTTACGCTACCCCGGGCGGCGGGCATTGTGCATATTGGGCTGCCGTATTCCGGAGCGCTTGCACCTCTGCCCGTGGAGATGGACACGAACACCGGATCGTCGCAGGGCAAGGTGCGTGCTCTTGGGCAGGTACACTTGCGTTTCGCCGAGACCGTAGGCGGAAGGGTAGGCACCAGTCCGGAGAACGCCTCCGAGATAAAATACGAGTTCAATATCGGGGCGGCCGTCGAGGTCTTCACCGGCACCGTGACCTGTTCGCTTGAAAACGGAGTCGGCCCGAGTCCTACGGTTTACGTCATTCAGGACCGGCCGCGGCCCATGACGGTCATGGCCATAATCGAAACGGTGTCCGCATCATGAGGGTAAAAGTCGAGATACGAAAGGCCGTGGCGGAAGACGTCGGCGCGCTGCTCCGCGAAGGGCTGCGCGCGTCTGACGTGCGGGAAGTAAAGCGCATGACCGGTGACGGGCCCGCGGAAGCCTTGTGGGAATCCTTTGTGCGCTCGGTGGAAAGCTACTCCGTTTTCGCCGACGGTACGATATGCGCCATGTATGGAATGGCGCCAAAGGGGCTTATGTGCAACGACGGAAACCCGTGGTTTCTTGCCACGGATGTTGTTGAAAAGTTCTGGATGCAGTTTGCCGTCGTATCCGGCCGCGCGGTGCGCGAGCTTTGCGATGGATACGATGAAGTGGTCAACTACGTTGACGTAGAACACGAAAAGTCAATCCGGTGGCTGCAGTGGCTGGGGTTTGACGTCTGCAAGGATGTTGTCCGCCTCGGCCCCGAGTCGCACCCGTTCTATAAGTTTACAAGGAAAGGTGCATCATGTGCGTAGTAACAACAGCGGTGGCAGGCAGCGCCACGGCGGCTTTTGCGGCGAACGCGGCTATCGCGGCGTCCGTGGTCGGCGCTGGCATGTCCGCATACGGCGCGTATCAGCAGCAGGAAGCAGCCAACGCGCAGGCCAAGTACCAGGCGCAGGTGGCGGCGAACAACGCCGAGATAGCCCGCATGGAAGGGGATTACGCGCGCGAGCAGGCGCAGAGGAAAGCGGACGAGCACCGCGACGAGGTGCGCAGGTTTATCGGCGCACAGCGCGCGGCGCAGAGCGCTTCCGGCTTTATCGTGGATAAGGGGACAAACCTTGATTTGACGCTTGACTCCGCGGCGCTTGGCGAGATTGACGCGATGGAGATACTCCACGAAGAGGGCGAGATGGCCGCGTGGCGGTCCGAGCTGAGAGCGTCTAACGCGGAAGCGCAAAGCGCGTTGTACTCGTCCAGCACTTTCAACTCGTTCACCCCGGCCATGGGTCAGCTCGCGGGCGGCCTGGGCCAAGCCGGCGGCATGTACTACACTTTTACGAAATAAGGGGCGGTCATGCCTAACGTACCTGTTTACCAGAAACAGACACAGATCAACACGAGGCTTAATGCGCCGCAGCAGAGCATAAACGCGCCAATCGAAGCCTTCGGGGGTGGTAAAGGCGCACTGGCTGCAGGGGACGCGCTCGGTAAAGCGGGCACCGCGCTCTCCGGCGTGGTGGCGGGGGAAAAGAATCTTGCCGAGAAAAAAGGCAAAGCGTGGGCGGACGCCACGGCCGCGAAGCTGCAAAGCTGGTTCAACGATCCCGAGAACGGGTATTATAAGCAGACGCTGCAACGTGTCGGCGAAGGAGCCAACGGGCTTACAAAAGAAGCGCGCGAGGCGTACGACACCAAGGTGGCCGAGCTCATGGGCGACGCGCCTAACCAGTACGCGAGGGAGCAGTTCTCCGCGAAGGCGCTGGCGCTGCATTCCCGCGATATAAGCGCGGTTGCCAAGCATGAGGCCAACGAGCTTAACAAGTGGGCGGTCACGTCTAAGAAAAGTCTCGTAGAAGGCAATCTGCGCACAATCATAACGCAGGCGTCTTCCTTCGCGAAGATTGACGAGGTGGACGAGCAGTTCAGCGCGCTGGTGGATAGCGGAGACCTTGAGGAGCTGGCGGCCATGACAGGTGCTCCGGTGTCTGAGCTGCGCACCGCGGTAAAAGCCAAGATGTATGAAAGCGTGATCAATCAGGCGCTGGCGAACAACACTCCGGAACGTGCGCGGGCCATGCTTGAGAAGTGGGGCGATAAGCTCGACCCCGACGCGGCAGCCAAGGCCACGAAAACTATCAGGGGTGCCGAAGATGAAGCGGCGGCGGCGGATGCTACCCTCGCAGCCGCGCGCGGTGATATCGGCGGCGCCCGCGCGGCTGCAAGGGGTGTGCAGGACAAGAGCACCCGCGCGAAGCTTGAGGCCAAGATTGTGAAGCTCGAAACAGACCTGTGGGCCGATGAGTCCGCGGGTCTGCTTATCGCCGAGGTGGCCGCCGGTAACAAGAGCGAGGCCGAGATAAAAGAATTTATCTCAAACATGAAAAACCCCGTGCGCAAATCGGCGCTTGATTCCGCGTTCCGCGCAAGGATTACACAGCACAAGATTATCGAGCGGGAGAACAAGCTCGACGCCGTGGATAATCTGTTCACGCAGATATCCGGCGTAGCCACCGACCCCGTGGCCGCACAGAAGATGCTTAGAGACATGGAAGCCTCGCAGGATACGGAGCAGGGCCGATACCTGTACACTAAGGCGAAAGCGCCGCTCGAGAACATAATCAGGTCCGCAGGGGTTAACCCCCGCGACGACGTGACAACCCACGTGGACCTGCAGGATAAGATAGACCGCGGGGAGATTACCGACCCCCGCGAGCTGCGCGAGGCGGCGCTCGGTAAACTCATACCGCAGACGGTAGACAAGATGGTCAAGGACATGCAGGCCAAGCAGGTCGTGCGCGCCGCCGATCTTAAATCGGCTTTCCTGTCTCTGGTCGAGGCTAACGATGTTTCGCAGCTTTCAGACAGTGAGAAAAAGAAATGGCTTGCTTTCCGCGAGGCGGCCACGGAACGCGCCAAGGAAACGAACAAGGGGCAGGATGAAAATTGGCTCCGTCGCCTTGCCGCGTCCATGCTGGTGGAAGGGGAGACCGATCCCGACGCGGTGTTCTTCACGGGCGACAAAGACTTCCAGAAGATTTACAGCCGGATTACCGGCGCGAGGCAGGGGTCTTCCGCGTGGAAAGACGCGGCGGATGAGTGGAACAA